TATGAGAGTATGTGGGTGTTTTGGTCATCGGTTAGTCGTTATTGCGATTGGACCTGGGGCATGTAGGTGAAATAGACTACATGGACTAATTTCCTCTTGTACTGCGCCTCTCAGGTGTACCGAGATTACTTCTTTTTACGCTGAAACATCAAACAAAGTTTCCAATTAATTGGGTTATACCTAATAGTTGGTTCTTTCAAGGCAACGTGTTTGGAACGGCACGATTGCTGTACTTATGTTCTAGCTTATCGAAATTTAAGCAGGTAGTGAGTATGCGGGCCCAGATGTTCACCCGGGCCAGTGGAGTATTGGGGGATAAAGTTACCGAAGCCCTTGATCGACACATTAATGATATAAAACCACAGATAAAGGTTGCGTTGGAGGAAGTGACAACAATGCGGAAAGATTTGGTGGAACGTGTTGATACATACATACCACAAGTCATGGATGAAGTTCATCAGATGAAAGTAACCATGACTACACAGTTAACGGGAATAACGGATCAGGTGACAGATATTTTGACGGGTGTCAAAGATATCATAGTATCAACGAAACGCACAACAACAATTGTAAGCCAAATCATGGAGGTGGTTTGTGCAGTCTCAAGTATCGTAACATTTGTTGGGAAGCACACGGTTTTACATGGACTAACAGCGTTGTGGTCCATCTGGAAGGTTATTAAGATTTGTTTAGACATCTTTCCAGCCATAAAAGGTATGTCGTTGTGGGCAGAAACAGCTGCAGCGGACATTGAGATGATTGAGGCTGAAGAAGTATCGGCGTTCCGAGCTCAAGCCGGAAATACATTATTAACGGGACTCGGATTTGCGGCAGTAGTTACCAAATTTATGCCACCATGGGTTGTCAAGACGCTGGATACGTTTTCACGTAATTCACGATATCGAATATTGGAAGATTTGAGCTGGCTGGGAGATGCAGTTGGGATAGTTTTGGAGATTCCATCATTTATAATTGGATGGGTTGCAGATAATTTCGAAGAAATATTGGCACAATCAATCAAAGTGGCCAACATTGCGGAACATCATTACGATGTTCCTTATTGGCACCGATTCAATGAGTATATGTTGGGTCTCAATATACCAACAAAGTTGCGTGAATGCGCGGAGGTTTATCAATCAATTATATGTCGTTTACCAGGCACACGGCTGCATCGAGTAGCACGTGAAGCGGAAGAATTTATAGGTCGTGTATTGGTGGATTACAGAATCTTGGCGGAGAAGCCGGTGTTTGTTGAGATCAAAGGTTTGGTCAAGGAACTTAATGCGCTCATGACATCAGTTGTTCAGAACCAGGGGCGGATTCCTGATAATATACGGGATACGTACCGCAAATTGCAGGATTTGTATCGAGTGAGTTTGAGCATGACATCACAAATTAGGCAAGTACCAGTTTGGATAGTGTTGCAGGGACCACCGGGTTGTGGAAAGTCCTATATCTTATCGCAAATATTAACACAATTGGGGAAGAAGAATGGGGTTTATTACTATGTAAATAACAACCCACAAAAAGATTATAATGATTTGTATATGGGTCAGGCAGTGTGGGCACATGATGAATTGGGTCGTCGAGGAGGTTTTGATTATTCGCATTACGTGGACCATGTCTCAGTGATGCCATCTCCACTCGATGCAGCAGAATTAACACGTAAGCAACTGTTAACTTTTCAATCTAAGCTCATCATGTCGAGCACGAATGATGATGTTTTGAGGAAAAATATAAATTTTAAAGCAACTGACATGATACAACATCCGGAGGCTATCTATCGACGAATGCTGGTAGTGGATTGTTCTCATTTTAAATACGATCCAATAGCAGATGCGTATGTTGCAAGTCAAGGAAATGATGGACTTATGCACTGCTACAAATACAATCACGATGAAAAATCACGCCGATACGAAGCAACAGTTACATTGAATCCAAATAATCTTGCGGAAGTAATACAGTACATCAATCAGGAGGTGGAGCTGAAGCAACAGCAATTTCATGCTGCATTGGATAAAAGTGCTGCAGTTAAAGATCTGGATATAGTTGATTTTAACAGTGATCCGGCATTACATGCGCAAGGACTAGTCGCAGGGGTTCAAAGTGTGTGTCGTCTGAACCATTGGTTTGGTGGAGAACGCGTTGCTGCTTGGGATATCACCATAGGCGATTTGTTTAATGGTGATTGGCAAGGCAAATTTATAAATGGCGTTTTGGTTAGTGAACAGATGTTAACTGTGACAGTAGGTGGATGGATTACACGATATGGAGAAATATTTGCCAGTAATGATGTCGGAGCATACGTCGAGTATATGAAGAATCAAGTTGAGGTTTTGTCCGCTGGCGTTGTTAATGGGTTGCACGAAGTTTTTAATGGATTGAGTGGATTGTGGAACAGCATTTGGGATAAGTATGTAACACCAAAACCTCATATTCATGCTTATAAGCCAGAAGATGCTCAGCACCCACGGTATACTTATGTTCGTTTTTTTCAGTATACAGGAGCTGAATTTGATGCTGGTGA